GTGGGACTCCGCCTGGTAAAAATTATTAGCGCTGTGGTGCCATGAGTTAGGCACTGAATAAAATAAATAAATAAATAAATAAAATAAATAAATAAATAAATGTTTGTTTGGTTACCTCATGGGTGCTCTTCGCGAGTCTCATAATGCAAGTTTTCCTTCTTGCTAGTAATTCAAAAACAAATAAATAATTTAAGATCGCATAAAAGCATCACGACGAGTAGTGGATGTTCCTGGTAGTTGTGATGCTCTAGCTTGTTTGGGCTTGCGTTTCAACTTGCGTTTCATGGGCTTATTTGCGGAAATATATTCATCCAACGGTACATTACGCGATTGGATGGATGGTATTTCTCGCATTGGCTTAGGGGCACGTTGCTTGTTGAGCTGAGATGACATGGAATTGATTTGTGCAATCAATTGCTTTACAGTGTCGTCAGTAGTGTCCTTCTGTTCTTTAGATCGTTTTGATCCAAAAAGCCCTGAAACGGTGTCAATAATTGATGGTGCTGCAGTAAGTAACATTTTACCTATTGAGCCCCAAAAATTAGCAGCAGATGGGAGTGAATCAGCAATTGCGTGGTTAGTGGTGGTAGCTAATCTGAGTGCAGACATGTCGTACACTGCGCAATTTCTTATAAATGGTGACAACATACTGTCTGGCAAGGGTTGAAACTCAAAACCAGTGATTGTCTTGACACTTATATAAGGTGGTGATATTGTTGCACCTTCTGATTGAACACTCAATCCTTCATAAAGGGTCCATCCCCACATGAAATCAAACCATGGTAAGTCAGCTAATATCCCGGTAGCATTACCAGGTTGAGCAGCCACTGTAATAGGGACAATTTGTCCTCCAGTAGGTGCGGTCAACTGCAAATAATAACAAGGCATTCCAACAAGTGTGGACACACCACCCGGGGGTGCCATGCCGTTTGCCGCAAAGTCCTTGTACATTATAGATGGCTGGTCAAATCTTTGCACAACAAATGACCCAACTGTTGCCTTATCAGCAACTGCGTTTGGTGACATCATCAAAATTTGTGATGGGTCAAATGGTAACTGTCCGACTTGCAAAATTTGTACAAAATTGTCAATGGCGGAGGTTGATTTCAAATATGTAGCTGCGACGCTTATCCTATTCTTGTAGGTTTGAGTAACATCAACATTGTCGGATTCCAAAAGCTCATAGCCTTCGGATTCCATTTGTTTGCTCTTCTTTGTTAAAACGGGTAGAAATTGCTTATCACGGTTGTAAAAATTGTACAATTGTGCGTATAGAGAATAGCGTTTGGCTAAGTCAGTTACGCGGTCGAAATAAGGAATCAAATCACCTGCACGGAACAAAACAATGTTTGGTCTAAATAATCCACTGGTAACATTACCTTGGTTGTTGAAGCCTGTTGCATTCAGCCACGATGTAGTGGATTTATATGTCACTCTTCCTGATGAGTTTTGTGCCACCATGTCTTGTACATTGATGTTCCTGTTGAGCACAACGTCGGTGGGCAATTGCACAATGGTACCATCAGTAATTTGCTTAAAGGCAATAACTGGGGCAATGGCCGAAGAAGTGTGCAGAAGGAGCACTTTGTTACAAAAGGACGTAGATACTGGAGGTCCAGGGTTAGAGATGGCGGTGCTGATATCGACAAGGCCTTTATACTCTGCATCGGTGGACGGCGAGTTGTTGGAATCGGGATAGCCGGCGTACGCGTCAGGAGTAGCACACGGGGGATGTAAATACTTACGCACCCAAGCGGCTCCTGAAGGTGTGTCAACATCAATGGACTTATTGTTGACTTTTGTAACGGTGGTTCCGGTAACAACTTCTGGGTTGATGGTATCATCATTCTTTCCATTCATCTTAATAGGAAGGTTATATAATATATAAATTAAATAACAATAATAAAATAATAAATTCAGTACCAGAACTTTCTGGTAGCGCTAATAATTAACTCTCAAATCTACTTAGTAACGCGCGGTGCGTGTACTTTCGTAGACGCACTTGCGTTCTTCTTGCTTTGCTTCACTTTGCGTGCATGTGGATGTATCTCCTTATTAGGCGCATTATCATGTATCAACGGCACATGTCGAGCCACAACTGGTTTACTTGTTTGTGGTCGCTGTGTGGATGGTAGTGGTTGAATGAGATCGTGCGCGAAACGGCATTCGTTGTTTTTGCATGTTGTACCTGAAACTATGTACTTGCACAATTGATCAGTGTGTGGTCGCGGTCGTGGTGCGTGTCCAGCTTGTTGTGATGCTTTGTGCATAGTACGTTTAGCGTTTGCCAGTTGTTTTGCGGTTAAAGGAGGTGGTTGAACTATGTTCGCCTCATTGGCTAACACCTTCTGGTGATGTGGTATAACCGTTCCTGGTATTGGCTCATGAATGATTCCGTTCATGGCTACAGGGACTTCAACTTTCGGCTCACGAAATATTGGTGTTTCATATGCAAGGAGTTGCTCATATGTCATGATCTTATTGATGCTATCAACTATACTGTCTAGATCGCTAGGTGAAAGTTCGGATTTCTCACAAACTAAATCACGTACCAAGTCTTGTGGTACATCAGTATCGAAAGGATCATCAAATTTTGCCCAATAATAACTGTCCTGTCCTAACCATTTCTTACACCGTTCGCGTTCGCGATCAGTGGCTGGTGGGATAACCCGTAGTACCATACGGGCCCAATCTCCAATGATTGGCATGTTTGGATCAGTTAATAAATATGCTTCAGCTTTATCGTGCAACACTACGCTATTTGGTACAATAGAAGGTTGGTGAGTTATGTGCAACTTGATAAAGTGGCGTATTGGGTCAATAACACTGACACTTGTCGTGGTAAGATCTAAAAAGTAGCGACCAAGGAATGTGACAGGGCGGCATGGTGGATTTGCTTGCATGCGTGCGCTCATACCGAGACTTGTGAAAACTGATGTAATTATTTTCATGTCTATGTCTGGTGTTAAACTGTCGTCTCCTCCGTAAATTCCAAGTGCATTCCATGCGTTGTCTTCGGTCATTGAATGGCGAAGCGCAATGTAATGGGCACAGGCATTTGATGTTGTATTCCTAAATGAAGTCCAGTTTGAGCCGGACAAAGTGTTGTCAACAAATACGATTGGAACATTGTTCTTGGTAAATCCTCGAGCGTAAGCTTCTTTGGCTTTAAGGCGGAGTATTTCCTTATGGTATGTAAAATCGTAGGCTGCTGTTAGCAACATAACATCTAGACAACGCCATAAATATGGCATAGAACCATCGTTCCTATCAATGTCTGCTTCAACCAACATTTTGGCATTTTGGCATTTGGATTGCACAGTTTTATTAAGCTCTTTAGGATGTTGTCCAAAAGCATACCAACTACGTCCTTCATCATCTTGGGATGTGGTCTTAAGCAACTCACAGAATGGGTAGATAAAAGATCCTAATCTGAAGTTGTGGGATGTTGGTAATGTGCAAATATTGCGTGGGTTAGCTACTTTAGCATATGCTTCTGCTTTCTGAAATGCTCTTATGACGAATCCATCGTCATCAAAGAGTGCGTGCATGATAGAGTTCAAGAAACCTCGTTGTGTTGGTCGTTTAAGAGTCTGCTCCTGCTCGGCGTAGGTATTAGGCACGAGAGTGTGGCGATGTTTAACTGGTACCACGTGATTTAGAAACTCGAATATACAGTGCCAATAAAATGGGGGATAGGCTTCTGTTTGGTTTCTAGGCGCATAGACTCTGCCTGAAATGCATGATTGATCATTATTCTCACTACCACCTGGGTGTTGTATAACACCAGAGAAGATTGGAGGGTGTAAAATTCGCATAACACTTTTTGCGTCCTCAGTTACAAGAGGACCAAGTGTTTGGTATGCACCATTCTTTCCAAATTGGGTGACAGGGTTAGTAACTTCCTCTTTTGAACGAAGTTCTGAGATCAATTCATCTGCATTTTCGCAGGTGAGGGCTCGATATATGACAGTTGCACCAAATGGGGCATCATCAAGTGATTGATTTCGTAAGACGCGCTCAATGTCACTGATGGCTGGGCTCTTAGCTGTGGCCAATCGCTCATAACATGTGGTGAGACATGAATCTGAGATGTTGAAGGATGTGTTGTCCCCAATCATAGCAAAGCTATGGGTCATCTCTTGAGTTGTGCTTATCACAACTGATTTGTCTTTCTTATCGTAAACGTCTTTAGACTTGAGGACCTTCATATGTGCGATGGGTCCGTGGGTTAGTTTCTTCTGCAACAACCGTTGTCCAGGAAGGAACCATCCTGCTGGTCCATAAATTGTGCGTATGTGGTTTAAAAACACCACTCGCCTATCATCTTCTACTGATAGCTGTTCAATTAGGTAAAAGCAGGAACCCCACCAGTGGTCGATCACAATATGATCGGTGTCATAATCCCACAATCTGTGTTTATACGTGGCGCCGCCGTGAACAGTGGTCTTAATTTCGCTGTTCTCAGTGACGCAATAAACACCGTCGGATGTGGCACCAGCAACACTTGTTGGCACAAAAGTGTATAACAAATAGTCGTTGCCTGTGAGCACTTGGTTCATGTCTATATAATAGTCTACATCTGTCAATTTGATTACGTGGTTCTTTGTGATATTATCGCGGCGGAGTTGCATCTGCAAGTCTTTTGCGTGCCAATATGACCTTTCACTATCCATAACTCTGTTGTCAGTTGCTGATGAACTGTAACTGTACAAGTCTTTCCCCATCATGGCTGCTGCAACACTAATGATCGTGTTGCCAATGCAGCGCTCTTGTGCTGCTTCCAGATGAGAATGTGCCTTAGGGTTAACATGTTTGGTGGTTTGCTTCACTCTAACGTCTTTGAACGTTGTGCGAAAATCCACACCAATGCGCCCTGAGCACCAGGATATGATGTTTGAATACATTGCATTTCCGCATTGGAAACGCAACCACTGTAATCTACTCTTTATCAAACGCAATAGCATAGCAAGAATAAGTCTCATAGACTTAAACTTAACTGCAAGTTTGAGAGCGAGTAAAAGCACTACCGATCCAGCCAACCAATGCTTGAATCGGGAGGTCACTGCAAGAATATCTCTTGCGATGACCACGAGTCCGTATTGGACTCTTCTCTTTATACTCTTAGAAAACACGTTAGGACCAGGATTTGATTCTCCCCCGGATTTTGTAAAGTCTGAACGGCCGAAATTGAGCCAATTTTCACAGACTATAAAAGCTCCATGCATAGTATACTCGCCACGGTTCACGTACTCATCCATAACATATGTTAAATATCTGTTAACGTCTAATGGTTTCCATTCAGGGAAAAAGATGGACATGTAGTACAAAAAGTTGTTGGCAACGGCTGCTAAGCTTGTCAAACCGAAAGAATCGTCATCAAAGACCATGTCTTTGGTGACAATCATTTCCATGGTTATCGTGTCGTAATGATAGATGAATTGATGTGGCTGATAATGTTGGTTGTATCCCATTCGTCGAGTCAACCCATCGCGGGTTGGTCGGATGAATATCTTAATGGTGTCAAGCATAGCGGTGAACGTGTACTCCTCTCTCCTGATGTATTCTGCCAACACATGTCCATAAATCGCTCTAAAAGTGCGGTCAATGTCATAGTCAGCATCATACATCCACATTGTGGGTTCAGCTCGGGTATACTTAATATACGACCAATACAGGTCCTGCAAATTTGTAAGACCATTATTGGACACATCTAGGACCATGTCCTTCGTTAAATGTTCCTCTATCGTTTCTAGTTTTAAACTCATTGTTTAAGGTTGTATTTTTCTTATTTTCATAAAATAGGGTTAATT